GGCGTGTAAACAGGAAGGAACTGATTGGGACTGATGGGGGGAGAACACCATACAATCTCAAGCTCTCCTTCCCTGTAGTCATACCAGTCAAAGGGAAGCATCGGCTGACCCGGATTACTTGAGATAGAGGCTCCGGTTAACTTACCTTCGGGAACATCAAAGCAGTACGACATGCAAGGACTTGTGTTTTCTTCTGTCCTATGCAACCACACTGTACCCCGATAAACAGTTCGAGGTCCTTCAACGGTAGCAGTGTAATCAATCGTCCATTCCCCCCCGAGGCAAACCAGTGCGAGGAATGGAGTGATCATTTACTTTCCTTTGTTGGGGCAATCTTCCTTGCTACACTGAAACTTTCCACCAGTGATCAGCTTGAGAAATTGGTTTTTGAAGACAACGCCAGCAACGAATCCCCCCACGGCGAGGAGTGCCATGAACCAGACTGTGCCAAGGAAACCACTGAAAGATGCAAGAGTAATCATTTCGATTTCTTTTCCGTAAGGATCTGAGTGACTACGCGGTACGTCCACGCTGCACTGATCATCCCTGTCAATATAACTAATGGATAGAATATCAGATCGTCGTATTTCAGGACCATGTAATTCAGCAGGCAAAGTAAAACTCCCCCGACGCTGGGGTACCAGCCCTTCTGGCCTCTGGTAATTACGAGCAGCACCATCCCGGCCAGTAGACACAGGCCCCCTGCTATGGACAGTACTGCTAGTGGCCCCCCCGATGCAGCATCCGACACCACATCAACAGTCTTACCCCCCACTGAGGTGATTCCTGAGGGGGTTGATTGACAACCAGTTACTAGGAAAAAAGAAATAAGGAGGGATCTATTCAGCATCAATAGACTTCCTTATCGTGAATGCCTTGTCAAAATGTTTGGACAATTGACTTGAGTTGTTTCGGATACGCAAGTCATGCGCTTTTATATCCCGCTCAAGGGTGGCAATCCTTGAGTTGACCTTCCAAAGGAATGCGAAAATACCCAGAATCGCAGGTCCTGCAATTCCTACTGCAATGCTCGTAAGATGTTCTTCCATCTAACCGCCCCGTTAATCGGTTTCCAATTTACTTAAACGATCCAGCATCTCATTGAGGCGGCGTTCAAACTCCTGATCCTTTGCCGTAGCAAGGACCTGAAACTTGAGGAGATCTGTAGATATTCGTGTTAGTTCCCTGATGTCTTGGCTATTGAGATCAATCTGGTGGGTCTGCTTACCCACCTGCATGAACATACCAGCGACAGCAGCAAGAAGAAGGAAGGTCTGCAACCAACCAATGATCATCGGCCAAGGTTTTTCTGACGGGTTACCCATGACTACTCAATAAACTGACCGAGGAAATATCCGTGAGGTGCACCCGCATCAGCAGCCATCAAGGTCACTTCCTTACACCCGCGAACATCAATAGTAATCCCACCACCTACGTATGTTTGAGCAGTGGTGGATGAAACATCAGTCAACGTAATGCTTACGTCGTCCATAGTCCCATCATGATTATTAAAGGTAAAGGTTGAACCACACTGATGACTACCCATGGGGGGAGTCTGTGGTGTATCTTCATTTGCATCTGTGCCGGGATTGACCACAGTGGATGAAATCACAGGGCAAGGAAGATAGATGTTGTCTTCCGTAAACCCAGTAAACACACTGGCCGTAACCATTGAGCTTGTGTCAAAGCTACCACTAAGGAAGGGACGCTTACCAAGGATGACATAAGTGCCTGCATCATTCCCATCACTAGCAGCCATGACTTGCCAGACCAGCATCTTAGACCAACCGTCTGAATTAATGCGGTGGTACTTTCCATCTGCTGCGTGACTTGCAGCAGCAAGAGCATCAATTTTAATTGGGGTTGCCCTAAAACTTCCATGCAAAGTAAAGATCTCACTGCACTTTGCCCCTGTCATTGTGGAGGTGGCAACTGTAGGGTTGATGAAGTTAGTATTGAAAGCGTCAGTCATTAAATTTTCCTAGCTAATAAACTGGCCGATGAGATACCCTTCAGTATCAGCATCATCATTTTTAATTGGGAGAAGGGCAACCTCTTTAGTTCCTGAAACATCAATCATAGCAGGACCTAAAACATTTGTATCGTTAGTTGCTGAGACACCAACACTTGTAACACCGTAATTGATTACTGTACCTACTCTACTTGTGGTAAAGGTAAACACATTGCCCACGTTGTGAGACCCCTGAGGAGGAGTGTTAGCTGGTGTTGCATTTGCATCGCTTCCCGGTCTAACTTCAGAGTTCAATACAGTGCAAGGGAACCAACCATAATCACTTGAGGGTACATCAACATTACTCAATAACATTGAGCTTGTGTCGAGGGGGTGTCCAGTTGTGTTGTAGATGTCTTTCTTTCCAAGCACAACCATAGCTTTAACTGGTTTAGCAGTAGCCCCCCTGAATCCAGTGGTGTCAAGGATCTCCCAAACTAAAAGCCTTGACCAGCCCGAAGAGTTAACACGATAAATATCACCAGAAGAAGAAGGAGTTGCGTCAACCAACGCCTTGATCTTGAGACCCGTCGTGTCTTCTTTATGGTTGCTGTTAAGGGTGAATATCTCACTAGCAAAATGCCCTTGCCGTGTCGATGTCATCCTTGACGGGATAAGTGTTTTAGTGTTGAAGACTGCGGTCATTTAATAAACTGCCCCACAAAGTAACCGTCGTTGTCACTTGCTCTTGTTGTCAAACAAGTAACTCTTGTAGTGCCTGACACATCTACAATGGGGCCTCCGTAAATCTTGGTCGTCCCAGAATAAAAGTGACCGAGGACTACTTTGAGGGCGCTATCCCTAACGCCGATTCCAAAAACATCATGGTACGTACTGGGGTCCCCCTCGTCAGTAGTGTTTCCGGGTCGGTGGTACGGATGATTGTTTTGTCTTACTGGGGGGCAACTAAACCAAGCGAGATCTTGGGAGTGTGTGTCGAAGATTGAACTATCAGTTGCGTCTTTCATGGAAGATTCAACGTAGGGTCGTTGACCAACTACAACAGCAACAACTGGTACGTCATCATCAATAGAATCACTTACCCACCAAACCTTCATCTCGGTAAACCCATCTGAGTTGACAGAGAAAAGGGTTCCGTTGCTACTGTCAGTGGACTGCCAACCCGTGGCGTTTACTGCGCCAGCCGTCTTCGTGTCGCTGGAAAGCATGAACATTTCAGAAGAGGCACCACCCGATGTATTTCTCCTGATCACCTTTGGGTTGAGGGTCTCTTTGATTTTGAATTCATTAGCCATGATTAATCCATTAGTGCGGTGTTGATTAGGAGCCGAGCAGCCCACTCTCCCGTTGCCCTACGTTGGGCAATCGTGGTGCATGGCATCAGATAAATGGGCACTTCGTATTCTAAGGTCATCCTCATCAATGCGTCAACGGCTATCCCGGGATTAAAAGGGGGTCCCGGTATATGTATACGCGCTGATTGTACCTTATGTATTTCACCCTCGAATAAAAGAATGGGATATTTAAAGTTATCTTTTAGTCTTTTCAAGCAGTCGTTGAACTTCCTGCGCCCGTCGTTGGTGAGGCAGTTCTGGGCTATCTCGCTGATAGAACCCTTGCGTTCTATTCCCCCCACTGACTTGTCTCCTTTGAGGAGGTAGTCGGCGGTGTCGAGTCGTGCTTTCTCGACGTTGATCTTGAGAGTGGCTTGCTTCTTGTGGGTGGGTTGCTTGCTGGGGTCCAGCAAGATAAGGGTGGAAGGAAACGCTAGTGGCTTCTTTTCCCTGTCATCCACGACAATGGTGACTTCTCTCTTCATGCCCGCATACTAGCGGACTATCTCCGTCTCGTAAAGGAGTGGAACTTCACGATGAAATAGCTGCTGCAAACTACCCCAATAGCCACGATCACTAGCCACGTCATCAACTGCAACTCCGATTAACTCATTGAGATTATCTACCTGATTGGCTGGGCAATCAAAGTAAACCGAATCATAAACCTGAAGAAACATCAGGGGTCTGGCTCCCGTGGAGTTGAGGCTGGGTAACAAACGGGAAAGCTTGTGCTGTATCTGGAGCAGGGTGTTGCCTGCTGTTGTCTGGATGGGGAAGTTCACGATCTCATTGAGGGGTGACTTATGATCCTTGCTGTAGACGGGAGAAACAATACGGTCTCTTGCCCATTTGTCATGGTTGATTTGGAACGAGGCAAAGGTACGTGACTGTCCGGTGAAGGGAAGAACCACCATGTTGTGTTCTTCTACTACCTTGCAGAGTTCGTACTGCCACTCGCACAGTCCCGGTCGTTGGTCATACCGGGTGCGAACGATGTTCTCGAAGAAGGGGATGGGCATCAGGTCGCCACACATTTCGACAACGGTGCGTTGCATACGTGAGGCTGATGCTAGGAAGAGGTCGGCAAAGTTGAGGGTCTTACCGATCTGTCGGAACTTAGACTTGAAGTCTGGTTCCTGTTGGATGTCTTCACCAAACACTGAGATGGTGCGGTCAGTGTGTAGATCTAGGTTGTCGTTGTAGGACTGAAGAAGTTTCTCGTCACCTGACAGGAGTGCAGCTACACGTAGCTCAATCTGTGACAGGTCGAAGCCAAGGATAACTCCGTCCGACCACCTCGATTGCATGGTCTTCTTGATGAGTGGGGGGAACGTCTGTGCTGATGGGCTCTTGCAAGTGATACGGCCTTGTATCGTCCCGCCTTCTGATCCGGTGTCCTTGGGTAGAGAGGGAACGATGTACCACGTTGGGTGTGCCAGTCCAATCTTCTTGTTGAAGGGGATAAGGACTGATGACTTGTCCGCTGGCTTGTTCCTCCTGTGATGGAGGAGTGGAAAGACATAGCTCGATATCAGCTTCTGTGACGCGGCATGATACTTGATCAGCTTGATTGCCTGCTGGAGTGGGTGACTCTGGGGCAGGTGGTTCGAGAGTAGATTGCGGTTGTCTTCCGACCATGAGATCTTCTTGGTTTTAGGTGTGAGTGATAGGAGTGGGTGGTTAAGTATGTCGATATCAGAGTGGTTGTCAATCTCATCAATAAGGGTATCCAAGAAATCCTGCTTGCTCTTGGCAGAGCCTGTGCCTTCAAGGATGAGGTTGAACTTGGACAGTGCTTGGCTGGCTGCCAGCTTGCACTTGAGTTCGAGATTGTTTTGAAGGCGGGACAACGCATCCATGTCCATGGGAATGCCGGACTCTGACATACGGATGCATGACCAGATGGTATCTGAGTAATGCTTGATGCAATGGGGGGAGAGCTTGCTTGCTTTACTCTGAGTCTCCACCTTCAAGATCTTCTTTGATTCGCAACCCCAACTGGGCAAAGAAACCAAGTGCGAATTTTCTACTGTTGATCTTGGTGGGAGGCAGCTTGTCGAAGATGGTGTAGTCTCCTTCGATTGGATCAGACCAGTACCGAGGCTGCTTGAGTACTTGGGTGAACACTGAGACGAGATCGTTGTAGTCGAGGTCGTATTCTTCTCCGTCGAATCGGATGGTGAAGATGACGTTACTGAGTTTGTCGGACGGTTGCATTCGCATTCCTTAAGAATCCTTTTTGATATCTCAGACACACACATCATTGTATTGTGTGTGTCTTGTGCGTTATAGGAAATTATTCCCGGGTCCGTGGGATTCCTGAAGCGACCATCCTTTAGTGTTTCTTTGTATGTGTGGGTGCCAAGAACAGGACCCAGAGCCTTGAGTGATTTCTCTGGCCTGAGTTCGGTGTGGATGTAGTTGATTACCGAGAGGTCAAGAAGTGTGTGTCGTCCATCAAGGACGAATCGGAAGTCAGGTATCTGTCGTAGATACTGGATGTCAAACTGAAGGTTCATCCCAATGATCGTGTCGGCGTGGTTGAGCCACCCTCTCAACATATTTCTTTGGGAGTCTACTGATGTCTGGAAGACCATCGTCGTCCCGGGCAATAACTCTGAGATGGAAGAGCAAGTCCAAGACGGCGATCCAACTGAGTGCTTTGAAGCTGAGTGCATAGTCTTCGATGACTTCAAGTCGGTCAAGGATGTCGAGGTCGCGGTCTCCTGCTGCAAGTCTTGCTTGGAGTTCGAGTTCGTCACTGAGGTAGAGTTGTTCGTGCATCGTGGGTCATACTCCGGCAGGGTGATAGCTACTGTAAGGGCGAGGTCTTCACGGGTTACTCCGTCAGTGTGCATGGAACGGAGTGGGTTGAAGACTGTCTGTTGTGGAAGAAGTTTGCCGTTGGTGTTGGCTTCGCACGCACCATAGGATTCAATGTCAAGCGAGATTATCCTTGGGTCCATGGTCTCTTCTCCATCTCTTGATACATTCTTGGTACGTAGATCTCTTCATGTTGATGAAGCGTGATGCAACTGACGCATCGAAGTGAGGCTTCAACAACTCGTTAGCTATGACAGCCATTCGCATTCGTACCTCGATGGCTTTCTCTGATTTGCTATGGAGGTACTCATCGTGGGTTATCCCGAAGTCTAACAACATGGTGGTGTAGGCATCGGAGATCTTTGCTTTGGCTTCAGCTATTGGGCTATTCAAATGGGTGTTCCAAGTGTAGAGCTAGACGATGGCAGAAGTCCTGCCTTGTTTCTTTTTCTTCCTTGACGATGATACCGTTGGGTGTAAAAGCAGTGAGCTGATCTTCCTTGCCGTTGTTCAACCACTTGACTTCGGTGAAGAGCTTGTCGTTAAACATATGGTGGATTATGCAGCCGTCCTTCAAGTCAGTGATCTTCCAGTGGGTACGGCCCACCTCACTGAAGTATTCTTTGATTGCGTTGATGTGTCCCACTAGTTCATTCTCCTCTGACTGGGGCTCTTGCCGGTACCAAGGTAG